ATACCGCCTAGCGGATCAACATGGACATACCATGACCCGTCTGGGTACTGCGTGTTATCACCCCACCCGGTCGGCGACACAAAATCTAATGGCTGAGTGCTAGGAGTGCCATCTGGATTTAACCGCTTGATCTGAATCTGGTCTCCAGTGATGAACGTTCCGTTCGGAAAGTCAAAACTGAACCGACGTTCTCCTACGTCCACGTCAGAGGTATTCATTCCCGATTCAAACGCACCGGCGGCGTACCGCGTTAGCTCAATGAAGCCAGCTGATCCAAGGTAAATCGCCATTAGCTGCCCCCCAGGCTGGCCTCAATCAATGGCCCGCTTACAACAAAGCTAACGCCTGCACTCATAACAGCACCTTGCTCAGCCCCAAGGTCAACAGATGTCACCAGCGCGTCAAACTCCAAGCTGCGATCACCAGCTACCAGCTTGAGCCGATGCTTTTGATCGGTGTCAATCTTGCCCGTCCGTAGCACCGTCCCAAACAGCGTCTTGCCTTCAATGCTGTTAGCCTCATTGCGGTAGTAGTAGAGCGTGCAACTACCGCTATAAGCTTGCCTTCCGTAGCGATACGTTGGCGCATAATCGCCTAGCGTCGTCGTTGGCAACGCATCTGCCGAGCTGGTAATCTGCCAACTCTTTACCTTCCCTACCTTGGCGCCGTCAACGTGAAGGCTGCCTTCAATGCCGCTATAAATCTTGCTCATTCCAATACCGCCTGCAAGCTCAAGCGTACTGAAGCTATACCTGGCGCCACCCATTCAACACCAGGAGGCTCCATATACCGCCAACTAAAGCCGACCGGCGTAAGACTACTAGCGTTTGCGATCCCTGCAAAAACTTCCGCAGGAAGCGCAAATGTCTCATAATTGCTTCTTGCAGTCGCGTAGTGGCTTGTAATCTGAAAAAATTGCTCCTCGCTTAAATTGTCGAAGCCTAAGGTCAACGTTCCTCCTACTGGATGAGGGCCAAGCAGCACCCTTGCCTCGTACCCTGACGTAGATACAAACGTTTTCACCGGACGGCTACCAGGGGTCCACGAACGGATCGAAGGCTTAATACCAGGAAACGCAACCGCAGCCATTGCCCTACATATCTCCCTTCATGCTACAGGGGCTAAGAAATCGTAAAACTGGCATACAGCACGTCATAAGCAACCTGGCTTGCACCGCCGGCTGTCACTGGGTAGTAAGAAGCCTCAATAGCAGTCGTCCCTGCCTGCTCTTCAGCGATTGAAGTAACTTGGTAAAGCTGATTTTTGTCGTAAACGCCGTCTGAGGATTCCCAGCTTTGGCTAACTCTAACAATATCGCCCGGCGCCAATCTCACGTTTAGTTCAGTCGTCTGAAAGCTTATAGAGTGACTCACGTGTTTTCTTGCTGCCAAAATATGCTTGGCAGCCATGGCCGCGTGCGCTTGCGACATGCAAAACATGCTCATGTCATATTTCTCAAACGGACCCGAGCCGCCTTCGCTGGCATAATGCACAGTCGTTATCTTCTCCTCGCTATAGCTGGTTGGCGATTGCTGCCGCCATGCCATAATCGCAGCAAATGGGAGCCTTTTCTCTGTTGCCACATATGTGACTTGCAATGTATCGCCAACAATGTTGTCAGCGGTAAATAGTTTAACTGGCACAACCGGCCGCGTCGCGTCAATGCTTCCATTGGACAACGTTGGCAGCAATGGCTTTAACCCAAACTTGCCATTCTGCTGCGTCAACTGAAGCAAGTAATAAAGGGCTGTCTGTGTTAAAAAGTCACGCAAGTTGACGCTAACTGCCATGACGCCGTTAAAACGCAGGTCGTAACGCGCCATAAACTGCCGCGCCGTCTTCATTGAATCCTTGTCAACCAAGGCCGCCGTAATCCCTGCGGATCGCGTTAATAGATAATATGCAATATCCGCAAAATTATCGCTACTTTCAACCGCTGAATTGCTGATGTTCTCAAGCCGTATGCCTTCTTTAACAAAGACCTGCGCTTGGTGATCAAATACCCCCCAAGGTGCATTGCTTGGCAAAGAGCCTTTTATAGACAGTGTGCTAATACCGCTAAATGACCCGCCCGAGCCTGTCGCCGGCTTAACCACTGTTTCACCCGCTTTTGTCACCGTTGCAAGTGTGATCCGCAATGCTGGCTGGGCAGGCCACGATTTTGAGATATTTGTCACGCCAGTGGAAGTGCCACATGTACTTGAAGTGTCGGCTTGAATAATGCGTATTGTTAACCGCGAAGGAGCAGAGGGCGCATTGGCGCCAAATGTCAGCCCCTCATTAAAACTCCATTGGCAGAATACTGGGCTAACGGTTCCCCACTGAAAGACTTGCACCCCGTTGACAAACTGCTGATACCTGTACGCGATAAAATCTCCAGTCATAGACCCATCAGGCGGCCTATTTGTGTTGCTAAACAAATGTATGCTTCCCGTCCGGTCAACAGTATTCTCTACTGTGTAGTCAAAGTAGTTACAGCTCCTATTGTTTATTGTCATTGTGCCAACGCTTGAAGGCACGACCCATATAACGCTGGTGTCGGCAACTGTCACGGGCCTTGAGGCCATCTTGTACGAATAATCCCAGCTAGGGATAGACCCGTACCTTTGACTTAGCTCGCGTCCGCTAAAAGCCGTGAACTCATAACCACCTCTGTATATTTGATTTTCGGCTATTGGGCCAATTTCTCCCTCGCTAATAACTAACGCTGTCGTAAAGCGTTGATACTGCAATTCAGCCGAATCAGAGCCCAAACGCACCGCTGGCGGACTGATCCATACCCCGCCGCTCTTGTCCGACGCTCGATATTTGGCTACAACGATTGGGATTGGTTCGCCAAGCGCTACTACTGATTGCTGGCTTGTCGCGTCGCTGTTTAACAACGCTTGCGCAAACGTCCATTCGTCTTTTGGCGGCGCCGGTCCCTCTGGCGCAGGAACTGACACGACCCCATGGCTGGGTCGACTGCTTAAGCTTACTGACCTCATACAAGCTCCTTATCGCTTAGATGGTGTTCCAACCAAGGCTGTCGTAAATTTCCTCGGAGGCGCTTGCGCACCCGTCCCGCTTAACACGGACCCAATTAACAGCTCAACAGAAGAAGAGTCATACGCTCCCCCAATTATCTCGCCAACGAACTCAGCCACCGTCAAAAAAACCGCCGGCACCCCTCCTCCCGCAACTGGGGTGAACTCCTTCAGCTCTAATGCCACGAGCCAACCCGCTGGGCCGCCAATCGCCAACAGGTCGATCGCTTCAGAAGATATTGGCATTTGCAGCCCGACCCTTTCTACACCGCCAAATGAACTACTTACTAATGAGTCGGACATAAACGGCAAGAATTGATGCCCCGCAACACTTGTCTGCGGCCAGTAATTTTGATGCCGCCTTCTTACGGCAGTGTAATTAGGCTCCCATACCGTTGCAAAGGTGACAAGGGCAGTTGTCATTGCAAACCGATGCTGCGACGCAGGCGAGGATCTGATTGCAGTCTAGTCAAAGTCATGTCCGACGCTTGAGAGGCTACTGACTTGACCGCTCCCAGCATATCGTCCTTGGATACATAGTCTTTATCATCAAGCCGCATCACCGGGCCAGTTGTGATGCTGACGTTGGTTTCTATTTTACTTGACCCGCCGCCTGTGTATTTATGCCAGTCTGCCATAGCGGACTTGTTGGCCTCGGCTGCTTTGCCTTTGTTATACGCCTCAGCCTCTTTAAGGAAGCTGTTGAAAATTTCCCAGTATTTCTTGCCGTTAGCATCACGCATCCCTTCTTTTTGGTTGTATTGATTCATCGCTTCGTAGAAGCGACCCATGAAAGCGCGGTTGCTACCAGCTTCGCCAAATGCAGCTACACCATTGCCGACACCAGCGCCCTGTGACCCCATTGCCTGTGCAGCGCTCGCCAATTGCTGTGCAGCGCTCGCCGCTTGCTGTGTAGCGCCTGCCGCCCTTGTCATTTCATTGGCGTATTGACTAGCTGCACCTGCAGCGGCTTGGGTATTCTTGGCCGCTACATTGACTTCATACGCGGCCTCTGCTGCAGCAACCCTGCCGCGATATGTAGCCTTAGCGGCACGGTCCTGCGCTTCCGCCACCTGATTGGCAACTTTGAACTGTTTTTCAGCCAGTCCTACCGCTTCGCGTTGCGCGTTCAAAGCTGCATAATGCTCCTTCGTTACAGTCTTTTGAGCGATTGCGAGCTGGACGATTGCGTAGATCTCACGCTCTTTCAGTCTTGCTGATTCAACTGCAATTCTTGACTTCTGTAGTTCGGCTTGGATCTGCGCCTGAGTTGCCTTAAGCTCTAACTCGGCGTTGCGTGCAGTGATCTGGTAAATCTGCTGTGCTGCCCTCACCCGCTCCTGCTGGCTGGTAGCGGCTTGCAGTTGCCGCTGCGCTTGATCGAGCAACACCTGATTCACAGCCTGCTCAGCCTGCAGCCGTGCTTGTGTGACCTGCAACATTCCGTCTACTGCAGACGTTTGCACTTGAGCCTGCCGCTCGGCTGCCGCTGTCGCATCTTGAATGGCTTTTGTTACCGCTTCCTGCTCTACCCTTAACTCTTTAGCAGCTTCCTTGGCGTCTTTAATCGGCTGCGGGAGACTGCTGTAAGCATCCTGCTGCTTTTCGATTTCAGCAGTCATGCCAGCCATTTCGGCAGACGCTTCCTTCTGCAGCTTCCCAACTTCTTGGCCGACCCCATCAATGGTGTCGCTCAAAACCTTATAAGCCCCAGCAGCCGCAATAGCTGCCGCACCCACCAGGAACATCCCCTTACCAGTCAGGCCAATCAGAAATGCCTTTGCCGCCGCTGCCGCGGCAATCGCCTTCTGAAGAGCCTGAAACGCCTTCACCACAGTGAAGACAATCGCTACCCCCGCGCCAAGCTTCAGCAGTCCATTCACGATCGCCACAATCGCGGTCTCGTTCTGCTTCGCCCAGGTAGCCACTGCCTGAAAACCCTTCGAC